GAAATACCGTCGATCCGTCGATCCACGGCGCGAACTTGGCGGATCACGTCGATGACGACACGCTGAATGCGATTGCCAGCTTGCTGCTGGAAGGTGTTGAGCAGGACAAGCAGTCGCGTTCGGAGTGGGAAGAAACGCTCGCCAAGGGCATCGAACTGATGGGTCTGCGTATCGAAGAGCGCACGATCCCGTTCGAAGGCGCGTGTGGCGTGTTCGATCCGCTGATGGCCGAAGCGGTTGTGCGCTGGCAGTCTACGGCGATGAGCGAACTGTTCCCTGCCAAGGGGCCGGTAAAGGCACAGGTCATCGGCATCCCGAACATGGCGCTTGAGGATCAGGCGTCGCGCGTCGAGCAGTGGATGAACCTGTATCTGACGCAGCTTGCGCCTGAGTACATCGAAGAAAAAGATCAGATGATGATGTGGCTGCCGCTGATGGGCAGCACGTTCGTCAAGCCGTACCAAGACCCGATCTTGCGCCGGCCGGTTGCGCGCTTCAAGACGCCGTATCAGGTAGTCGTCCCGTATGGCGCGACGGACTTGGAAACATGCCCGCGCTACACATGCATCGAGTCGATGACGAAGCGCCAGTTGAAAGCAGCGATGCTGAACGGTGCGTATCGCGACATCGATCTGAACGATCCGCAGGGCGACGAGACAGACAGCGCGATTAAGGACGCGGCCGACGATTCGCAGGGCGTCACGTCCTCGGTCGATGTCCGCGAACAGTACGAAATCTACGAGGTCTATTGCGATCTAGACCTCGAAGGGTTCGAACACGAAGAAGGCCTGCCGCTGCCGTATATCGTGTCGATTGAAAAGGATACGCAGGAGGTTCTGGCGATCCGCCGTAACTGGCGCGAAGGCGACGAGGCGTACTCACGCAAAGCGAGCCTGATCCACTACCGCTTCATGCCCGGTTTTGGTTTCTATGGCATCGGGTACGCGCACCTGTTGGGCAACAGCGCGCTGGCTGCGACAATGGGCGAGCGTAACCTGATCGATGCCGCGACGCTGAAGAACTTCCCCGGCGGTGTGCGCGCGAAGGGTATTCGGTTCGAAGACAACAACTTCACGATGGCTCCGGGTGAGTTCAAGGAAGTTGATACCGGCGGCCAGCCGTTGCAGAACGTGTTCATGCCGTTGCCATATGCCGGCGCTGACCCGGTGTTGCAGGCGATGACTGTACAGGTGCGCGAGTCGGCGCGCGGTCTGGCGAACACGACGGAGATCGCCGTTGGCGAAGGTCGTCAGGATGCGCCGGTCGGCACGACTGTGGCGCTCATGGAAGCCGCGAACCTCGTAAAATCAGGGACGATCAAGCGCGCGTTGCGGGCCTTGGGCAAGGAACTGAAGGCGATAGCCGACCTGTTTGGCGAGCATCTCGGTGAAGAGCCGTATCCGTTCCCGGTTCGTGGCGGTCAGGCCGTTATCATGAAGAACGACTTCATCGATAACGTCGATGTCATCCCGGTTGCTGATCCCAACATCGTCAGCAGCACACAGCGGATGGTGCGCGCCGAAGGGATTGTGCGGATGGCGCAGCAGTTCCCGCAGGTTCACAACCTACAGGCTGCGCTGGCAGCGTACTACAACGAGATCGGTCTCGACCCAGAGCGCGTCGCAGCGATCCTACCACCTCCGCAGCAGCCGCAGCAGGCTACGCCGCTCGACCCGCTGACGGAGAACATGAATGCCATGATGAACCGTCCGCTGGTGGCGGGCGAGTATCAGGATCATGACGCGCACATCGCGTCACACGCTCCGATTGCCGAGAACAACCCGTCGTTGCAGGCGCACATCGCTGAACACATGGCGTTCCGCATCCGGTTGCAGGTTCAGCAGATCATCGGTCAGCAGTTGCCGCCTCCGGGTACTCCGATGGCTCCGCAGATTGAGAACCAGTTGGCGATGGCCGTCGCTCAGGCGATGCAGCAGTTGGCTCCGATGTATAAGTCGCAGCCGCAGATCGATCCTGTCATTCAGACTGAGCAGATGCGCGTGGCGGCTCAGGCGGAGAAAGCGCAGATCGACGCGCAGACGAAGGTCGCTGTTGCCGAGATCGGCCGTCAAGCTCGTATTGAGACTGAGCAACTTAAAGCCGATATTGACAAAGCGTCGATTGTGGCAGATACTGCAAACGCAGAGGCGGATAGGCAAAATAGGATTGCCATTGAAGCCATGAAAATGAGGAATAGCTAATGCCGGGTAAGATGCCTCCTGTTCGTAGCAGCGTTCTTAGCGGCAACCGCATGTCCGCTCTTCAGGCAGAAGAGATGAAGGCAATGATGGCAAAGAAGCCGCGTGGCGGCATGCCCAGTTCCGGCCAGAGTGCTAAGTCGGCGAACCGAATTGCCGCTCAAGAGGCTGCTGAAATGAAGGCGATGAAGATGAAAAAGGGTGGCAAGGTACGCAAGTACGCTGATGGTGGTATCGTTGTGTCTCGCGGCGCTGACGACATCTCGCGCTTCCGCCTTGGCATAATGGACGATGCTCCGATGACCACGGGCATTGGTTCGCCGGCGGCTGTTATGGCCGCCGACGCGATGGCCATGAATGAAGATATGTCTTCTGGCCCAGCTATGGAAACGCCGAAAGTCCGCAGGAACCGGGTTCGTGGGGCTGGCAACGCGCCGCGTAATACCGCTCGCGTTACCAATCAAGAAACCCAGCCCGCTTTGACTGCCGCTGATCGCAGCACGATGCGTAACGTCCTCAACACTCCGATGGCGAAGCCCGCGTCGAAAACTCCAGCCGCGTCTAGCGTTGGCCTTCAGAATACGGCTACCGGCCGTCGTTACGTTGAAACGGTCAAGCAAGAACGTAAAGATGCCGCTGCTAAAAACCAAGCAACTGTTGAGCGTTATATATCCGAAGGGCGTATCCCTACTGCCCGCGCTTTCGCCTTTGTTTCTGGTGCCGACTTCGAAGCTGCCAAGCGAAATGTTGCTCGCGCTCCTAAGCCCCGCGCTATCACTGGCATGTCGGATGCGGAAATTCGCAGGACTACTGCAAGCATGAACGCTGACGCCGACCGTAGTATTGCTGCGCGCAAGATGGCATCCCGAAACAATGTGGCGGCTGTTGACGCTGCGCTTCGTCGCCAAATGCAAGGTCAAGGCCCGCTTGCCGTTCGCTCCCGCGCGCCGATGGCGTTCAGGGATGGCGGCTCTGTAAAAACGGGTTGCCGTGGCAAGTCCAACATGGCCATGATGGCCAAGGCCTTGAAGGGTAAATAAGATGACCTACGGCATGAAAAATATGAAGACCGGCGGATCGGCTAAGATTTCTAAGGTCATGAAAGAATTCAAGGCTGGCAAGCTGAGCAGCGGGATCGATCCGAAGGGGCCGAAGAAGGCTCCTATCGTGAAAAACCCAAAGCAGGCCATTGCTATCGCGCTTTCCCAAGCGAACGCAAAGCGCAAGAAATAACGTGCCTGTCAAGAAATCCACTGTAAACTCGGCGGGCAACTACACAAAGCCGACAATGCGTAAGGCTCTCTTCGAGTCAATCAAGGCTGGTGGCAAAGGCGCTTCTCCGGGCAAATGGTCAGCCCGGAAGGCGCAACTGCTGGCACAGAAGTATAAGGCCAAGGGCGGCGGGTATCGTGATTAAGAAGCCTCAGCAGAGCCTGAAGGCGTGGGGCAGTCAAGACTGGGGAACCAAGTCTGGCAAGCCCTCGACGCAGGGGCCGAAGGCTACAGGGGAGCGTTATCTTCCCAAGAAGGCGCGTGAGGCTCTCTCTCCTGCCGAGTATGCTGCCACCACCAAGGCAAAGCGCATCGGCTCTGCGGCCGGCAAGCAGTTCGTCCCGCAGCCGAAGAAGATTGCGAAGAAGACTGCGGGGTTCCGATGATCCGCAAGCGACCCACGTCGAAGAAGCGCGGTGCCATCAAGGCCCCCAAGCCGACAATCCCTAAAATGAAAATAACCATTGCTAAGCCGGGGAAGCCTCGATTTAGCTTTTGATTTAGCAGTAGGAGAATGTAGTTGATTCTTGACAAATACCACAGAGGTGTTCAGGGTGCGCTAAAGCAGTTAGTCGAAAGAACGAACGAGCAGCAGACAAACCTTGCATTCAGAAAATCTTCTGGATTTGGCGCGTCCTTTACCCCATCTGCCACCTGTGAAGAAGTTGCGATGAACGCGGTTGAGCTTTCGAGTCGAGCGCGCACATTGAAGGAGGTTCAGGAGTTGTTAAACGAGTCGTACCGCAGTTTGTTTGAGAAGGATAACAATGATGAGCAAGATTGAGGCGCATGAAGAGGCGGAAGCTCGCGGTCTTATCGACGAGCAGTTCGTTCAGATGACTGGCAAGCCGATGGATATGACCCCGGCCGGCTATTACCTGTCTCTTCGGCTCTGGGTTCCTCCGGAAAAGATCATCACTGAAAGCGGCATGGAACTCTTCATGCCCGACAGCTTCCGTGACGAGCGCAAGTACACTAGCGCGGTTGCATTGGTGTGCGCCATCGGTGCTGACGCCTACAAGGGCGAGCGTTTCAAGGAAACAGGCCCGTGGTGCAAGGTCGGCGATTGGGTGATCTTCCCGCGATACGAGGGCAATGCCATGTCGTATCGGAACGTGCCGATGGTTCTCTTGCCGGATGATCGCATCCTTGCTGTCATCAGCGACCCGACCGAAATTGAAAGCATCAATAACGCGAGGACGTAAATATGGCTATTGAGCCTGAATACGAAGAGCAGGACGAACGCGAGTTCGACATCGGCGAGGACGATGAGGCAATAGAGGTTCCTCAAGAAGCCGCTGATGATCTCGTTGTAGAGGAAGCTGATGAGTCGCAAGACAAGGCCGCCCCCGAACCTGAACCGGAACTTGAACCGGAACAGGAAGAAGAGAGGCCTAAGCGCACCGGACGACTCCAGCAGCGACTTGAAAACCTTGCCCGTCGAGCAGCCGACGCAGAGGCGGCCCTCGAACGAGAACGCCATCAGCGAGTGCAGTACGAAACCCAGTTGGCAGCAGAGCGAGTCGCTCAAGTCGGTCAAATGGAGAATTCTCTAAAAACGGAACTGGCTTCCGCGAAGCGAGATTTTATCGATGCAAAGACGATTGGCGATTACAACGCAGAAGCTGAGGCAACCACTCGCATTGCGAAGCTGAGTGCTGACATTTCTGCAGTTGAGGCGTACCGGGCGCAGAACTCTCAGGCGCGTCAACAAGAAGGACGCCAACAGCAGCCTCCGCAGCAGGCGCAGATCGCTCCGGAAACTGCGGCTTGGGTTGCGGCTAACTCATGGTTCGTCCCGAACACCCCGGAGCCT